GACTCCCCTGACGGTAAAACAAAGCAAACGACATCCACCCTATCACAGCGGATGTGATTGTGTGGCCACTGCAGGATTTTGATCATCGGAAGTACCAACGCGAGGTGAATTATGCCAGAACAATCAAATTATGAACGAAGGTTTTTTCCTTTGACGGAGCTGCGCTTTTCCGAGGCAGGTGAAGAGCCAAGAATTGCAGGTACTGCAGCGGTTTACGAGCAGGAATCGGAGGATCTGGGTTTCATCGAGATCATCGAGCGGGGATTCTTTCGAGACGTACTGGATGACGATGTGCGCGGATTGTTCAACCACGACCCAAATCTGATCTTTGGACGCTCGAAGAGCGGAACCCTGCGCCTGATCGATAGCGATGGAGGCCTGGGCTTCGAAGCCGATCCTCCCCAAAGCCGCCTTGTAGAGGACTACGTGCTGACTCCCATGAGACGGGGCGATGTAGACCAATGTTCTTTCTCCTTTCGAGTGAATGTAAATGGAGATCGATGGGAGAAACGTGAGGATGGCACGATCGTGCGGCGCCTGCTGCCAGGTGGCTGCCAGGAGCTGCGCGATGTCAGTGTGGTGACTTTTCCGGCATATCCGCAAACCAGCGCGGAAGTGCGGGCGAAGTTTGCAGAATTATCGGATCAATAGCCAAATGAGACTGATTCACAGCCCGGGGCCGGGCAGGAATCGGTAGACGATGATGGATCTAGCACGCGGGCGCGGCTGGATATCCAACGTCAACGGCTCGAGTTGGCTGAAATGGAAAATAAATGAATTTGTTTTGGAGGATACGATGCCAAGTTTAATCGTACAAGCACAGGAATTACGACAGGATCGCGCTGCAGTAATCACGCAAGCGAGACAGATCTTGGATACGGCAGAGCAGGAAAATCGCGCTCTGACCGAGGAAGAAGAACAGAATTATGACCTGGCGATGAACGACGCCCAGGATCTGCTGCAGCGTGCTGAGCGCCTTGAGCGCCAAGAAACGCTGGAGCGCGATCTGGGTGAACCGCAAGATGATGGCGCCCCACGCCCAGATCCGGATGATCCTGATGGAAATCGGGAATTCAACTACCAATTCCAATCCCGCGGGATGCAGACCTTGAATGAGGCGGATCCCGTTTGGAGGCAGGAGCCTCTCTGGCAGCGGTTATTCCCCTTCGCCCAGGATCCGTACCGACCTGCTTTTCGGGGATGGCTTCGAAGCGGGCAAATGCCGCCTGAAGCTCGAGCCCTGCAGGCAGATCTCGATACGGTGGGTGGTTTCCTGATCACTCCCATGCAATTCGTGGACCGCTTGATCAAAGCGGTGGACAACTATGTCTATATGCGCCAATGGGCGACCGTTTTTGCAGTTCCACGAGCCGAGAGCCTGGGTGCTCCCTCCTTGGAGAACGATCCTGCTGATCCGGTTTGGACCGCAGAGCTGGCCATCGGTGATGAGGACAACCAGATGGAATTTGGCCGGCGCGAGCTGCACCCCCATCCGCTGGCCAAATATATCAAGATCTCTCGCAAGCTGCTACGCCAGGTCCCGGATGTGGAATCGCTGGTAATTCAACGCCTGGCGTATAAGTTCGGCGTTGTTGGTGAAAATGCCTATTTGCACGGCGATGGTGCCGGTCAACCTCTGGGCGTGTTCACTGCATCCGATGACGGCATCCCCACCAGCCGTGATGTTTCCAACGGCAACACCACAACTGAGATCAAATTCGATGGCTTGATCGAGGCCAAATACACCCTGAAGACACAATACTGGCCCAAAGCCAGGTGGCTCTTCCACCGGGATGGCCAGAAGCAGATCGCCAAGCTGAAAGATGACAATGGCCAGTATATCTGGCGGGAGTCTGTGCGAGTAGGTGAACCTGACAGAATTCTAGGATTACCCACCTTCATGAGCGAGTACGCCCCGAACACTTTCACAACCGGTCTCTATGTGGGCATCTTGGGTGATTTCAGCCAATACTGGATCGCCGATGCCTTGAGCATGGAAATGCAACGTCTGGTCGAACTGTTCGCAGCCACGAATCAAATCGGCCTGGTCGGACGGCTCGAATCAGACGGCATGCCCGTATTGGGTGAAGCTTTCGTTCGGGTGAAATTGGCGTAAGCGGATACCTACGTTAGGAGATATGAAATGAATCTATCAAGAAATATCCAAATTCGAAATGGGTTGGATCACGCTGAAAGCAACGCCGATCGCAATGGTGAAGTGTTCGACACCCAGGGTTTTGATGGCGTGATGATCGTCACCAAGTTCGGCGATATCGCAGCCAGTGCAGTGACAACCTTCAAAGCTCAGCAAGGTGAACAGGCCAATCTTTCAGATGGGGCTGATCTGGCTGGGACCGGAATCAGCGTGGCTGCCGATGATGACAATCAGATCTTCGTGCTAGACATCTATCGTCCTCTGGAGCGGTATATCCGCGGTGTGGTGGACAAAGATGGCGTCAACGCTACCGAAGAGATGATGTTCTACATCGGTTACAAGGCCCGTAAGCTGCCCACCACGATGGAACTGGCCGATGAAGTGACCTATGAGATGCATGCCAGCCCTTCTGAAGGTATTGCATAGCAGTTGTTAGTGGACAGTGGTCAGTGGTCGGTTATGAGCACTGACCACTCATTGAAAGGAGTTTATTATGCCTAAAGTTAAGTTGATGACTACGATGGCGGGTCCCAAGGGCGCGCATAAGGCTGGAAGTGTTGTGGTGCTTCCCCAAGAGCAAGCCCAGGTGCTGGTTGACGGCGGCTTTGCTGAATTTGTTGAGAATGACAAGGCTCAGACCAAGCCAAAGGCATCGAAGCCGGCAAAGAAAGAGGCCGAAACCGCCACCAAAAAGGCTGACGAAAACGCTGCCAAGAAGTAACTTCTCAGGTAAGACATGCCATTGACTTTAGAAAGTCCCCCAGCAGCCGAGCCCGTCGATGTGCCAACAGCCAAGAGTCAGCTGAGGATCGACATCGCCGATGATGATGCTTTGATTACGGCATATATCAAGGCTGCACGGATGGTCGTGGAGCAGAAATCGCTGCACGCGCTGATCACTCAGACGTGGGATCTCTTTCTTGATGAATTCCCCTCAGGAAAGGAGATCGAGATCCCACTTCCCCCGCTGCAGTCTGTGATGCATATCAAGTACATCGATGAAGATGGCAACGAAAGCACCTTCAGCAGCGATGATTACCTTGTGGACACAGTGAGTACGCCTGGCAAGGTTGTACTGAAAGATGATGCCACCTGGCCAAGCGAATCTCTTCAGGAGGTCAACGGTGTGGTAGTGCGTTTTGTGGCCGGGTTTGGCGATGCCGGCACGGATGTGGACGAACGCGCCATCCAGGCTGTCAAGCTGCTGGTCGGCCACTTCTACGAGCACCGGGAAGCATTCGTGGACGGGCGCCCGTTGAACGATCTGCCGATGGGTGTGGATGCCCTGCTGGCAGATCTGCGCGCCAAAGCAAAGAAGTTCTGATGTTCGCACGCAAATATTGGAGGTACAGAGTTGGTACGAGCAGGCAAACTCAGACATCGAGTGACCATCCAGCAGAAATCTGGCAGCCAGGACAGCTTCGGCGGTGAGAGCTGGGATTCTCCGACAACTGTGGCCACGGTTTGGGCTGCTGTTGAACCTTTGCAGGTGCGCTGGAAGGAATCTGTGGCTGGCAACCAGGAGATCGCTGAAGCGACCACCCAGATCCGAATGCGCTATCGAGATGGCATCACCACAGAGATTAGAGCCGTTTATGGCAATACGACCTACGATATCGAAGCGGTCATCGATGTGGATGGTCGTAAACGAGAACTCATATTGATGTGCAAGGCAATCTAAGATGGAAAACGAAAAGAATTCGCCAAATGGCTGGAATGAATGGGCCAAGTATGTGCTGAAGGAGCTCGAGCGGCTCAATGAAGGCCAGAAGGAAACCAATGATCAGATGCAACTGTTGCGCACAGATGTTGCCATGTTAAAGGTAAAAGCAGGCATTTGGGGTGCAGTGGCAGGTTCGATCCCCGCAATCGGTACGCTGATCATTGCGCTGTTGTTGAAATTCATCCCATAAGCATTATGGCTAATCGAAGGGATTTTTCGGTTCTAGTCGAAGGCGGTGAGCAGCTGATCCGCAAGCTGAAACTATTGGGTGTCGAAGTAGAAGACGCTCTGGAGATCTCCGCGCATGTGGGCATGGCCGTGATGAGAGCTGCTTCGAATGACCTGGCGCCATCCCCAGAGCTGGAACAGGAAACCACAGAGAAAAGGAAGCACCTGGTTGCAGTGGATGCCGGTCCGCCAGAAAAGAAGTGGTACTGGCAATTCCTGGAAACCGGCGCTGAAGCCCATGAGATCAAAGGGAATCCCCTCCTGGTCTTCGAAGGCGATCAAGGCATGGTGGCCACAGAAAGTGTGGATCACCCCGGCATGGCAGCTAAACCTTTCCTGGCGCCAGGCTTCGACCAATCCCACAAGCAGGCTGAGCAGGAATTCGGTGCCAGTGTGAAGCATAAAGCCATCGCCAGAGTAACCAGATGACCATCGAAGAAGGTTTGTACGCATTTTTGAGCAGCGCCGGGATCGTTGGGGCCAGGATCTACCCATTGGTGATCCCCCAGGATGCGGCACTGCCGGCCATCGCCTACCAGCGCTTGAGCGGTCCTCGAGAACACAGCCATGATGGTGCTTCGGGAATGGCCTGGGCTCGGATGCAGCTTGCCATCACCGGTGAATCCTATGCTTCTGCGAAGAATACGGCAGAGCAGATCCGGGCAGCAATGGATGGGCACAAGGGGCTGATGGGAACGGTGAGCGTTGGCCAGTGTCTTCTGGTCAACGAGATCGATGGTTATGCTGAGGCAAGTGACAAGGCCACCATCAGGCAGCAGTATCAGATTGGCTATAAGGAGTAACGCATGACAGAGAAAGGTGAAAAAGCACAAACTTCTGATCGAAAATCCGAAAAGGATTTCAAAACTAGTGAATGGAAGGGATTACCGCAATTCGTCTGCAAGAAGTGCAGCTTCGACACCCTGGACGAAGCGGCGATGCACGAACATATCAAGAACGTCCATACGCCACCAAAACCGAAGATCCTGGTGGCCAAAAGGAGATAGATCATGACAGATGGAGTATTTGCACACGGAACATTGTTGAAGATCGGCGATGGCGCCACCCCCACCGAGGTCTTCACCACCGTCGCCGAGGTCACCGAGATCGGCGGACCCAGCCTGGAGATGGAAAGCGTTGATATGACCAGCCACGACAGCACGGATGGTTGGAAAGAGTACGTCGGAGGGTTGCTGGACGGCGGCGAGGTCTCGCTGAGTCTCAATTATCTGCCGGCGCACGCCACCCACGACGCGTCCACCGGTATGCTGAAAGACATGCAGGACCGCACGGTGCGCAATTTCGAGCTGGTGTTCCCTGATACAGGATCGACAACCTGGGCATTTTCTGCACTGATCACGGGCTTCGAGCCTTCCGCTCCGCATGATGACAAGCTGGGCGCCGATGTGACCTTGAAGATCTCAGGCAAACCGACCTTAGCATAGTGGAGATGATCGATGCCATATTTGACGAGACAAGCAATCCTTGATGCCCAGGACCTGCTCACCGAAGAGGTGCAGGTCCCGGAATGGGGCGGGGCGGTGCTGGTGCGCGGCCTGACCGGTGAAGAGCGTGATGCCCTCGAGGCTGAGATAGTAGAGCTGCGCGGCAAGAAAACGCAGGTCAACATGCAGAACTTCCGTGCCCGTCTGGTGGCCAGATCGGTGGTTGGTGAAGATGGCAGACGGATCTTCACCGATGCCGATATCAAAGCCCTGGGCAAGAAGAGCGCAGCTGCGCTGCAGCGCGTCTTCGAGGTCTCTCAGAGGCTCTCCGGATTGAGCGAAGAAGACCTCGACGAGCTGGTAAAAAACTAAACCGGCGGCCGGAGCGGCGGATGTGGTTCCGGTTGTGCCTGGCACTGGGATATCCACATCCACGCGTATTGCAGCGAGAGATCAGCAGCCTGGAATTTGCTGAGTGGCTGGCATACCAAGAATTAGAGCCATTCGGAGAAGAACGGGCGGATCTCAGGGCTGGGATCATTTCGGCAACCG